AAAGGCAGAAGCCGCCGGGGTCTCGACGTTGCTGGCGCTGACCGCGTTCAAGGCCAACCAGCTCCGCACCAACATCCCATCCGGCGCCAACTGCATCCTCCAGTTTGTGCGGGTCTGGAAGGGCCAGAAGCTGACGGCGGCACAGGTCCAGAAGGAAAGCGGGAAAACGGCATGACCTACCTGGACACCTACCTAAGCGGACAGCAGACCCTGGTCGAGGGCGTCATCGGCACCAATGCCGGCAGCATCCTCGCCGTCATCGGCCCGCGCATGCTGGACGGCATCATGCACGCCTGCGTGCGCCAGGCGGGCGATGCCGAGCCGCTGGAGATGCCGCCAGGCGCCGCGCAGGAACTGGAGGAACTGCTGCAGTACCCGGAGACGGCGCAGGTCGTGCTGGGCGGCTTCATGGCCGAACCGGAGAGCGAAGACGCTGGCGATATCCCGCTGCCGGTGAAGGCCAAGGCCGCCCCGAAGCCTGAGAAGCGGGGAGGCAAGCGGTGAAGGATTACGCCGAGCTGAAGAAGGCCATCATCGCCTGGCTGAACCGCGAGGGCTTCTCGGTGATCGCCAACGCGATTCCAGGCTTCATCACGCTGGCCGAGGAGCAGATCGCCAACCAGGTGCGCGCCAGGTGCATGCTGCTGCGCGCCGTTGAGACGGTAGTGCGGCCGACTGTGCCGCTGCCGTGCGATTGGCTGGCGATGCTGGAGGTGCGCGACCATACGACCGGCCATGCGCTGGAATTCTACTCGCGCCTGGATCCGACCGTGGAATCCGGCATCCACGGGCCGCTGTGCGCCTATCGCCTGGTGGGCAATGAGATGGAGGTGCTGCCGCACCAGGAAGCGGCCTCCACCGAGCAGGTCGAAATCATCTACTTCGCCCGGCCGCTGCCGCTGCTCACCGATGCCGACAGCACCGCGCTGCTGCGCGACCACCCGAGCATCTATCTGTTTGGCGCGCTGACCAATGCCGGCATTTTCCTGGAGGATGAGGGCCGCGCGAAAGTGTTCGATTCGATGTTCCAGCAGGCGGTTGCCGCGGCCAATGGCTGGCAGGAATCCAGCCGCTTCACCGGGGGGCGGCTGCGCATGCGCGCGCCGTCGTTCGGATGAAGATCTACACCGAAGCCCCAATGTGGCTTGCGCTCTATACGGGTGATCCGCTGGCGGACGGCATCGCGCTGCCGGACACCCCGCGGATCCTGGTTGAAACCTGGGAATTGCTTTCCGGTACTGTGGCCGCACAGAACACTGACACGTTGCGCTTGCACCCCCGCGTCTCCGATCTCGTTGTGACGCATGGCGCGCTTTTCGCCCAGGAGACGGCGGAATTTCCGCTGCCGAACCTGGTCCATGCGCTGCCCGGGCCTTTCGCCGTTGTGCCTCGCCGCGATCTGGTGGTGCGCCCCGGGGACCTGGTGGTGACCTTTGTCCCGGCGGGTTCCTCTCGCGCTTTTGGGCGCGGGCCGTTTGGTGTCAGTCAATTCAGCCGGTGGCCTGAAGACGGATATACGGCTGGGATCGTTCGGCTTGTTCTCGACACGCTTTTTGACGCAGTGCCGCTCGCGTGCGGCGGACAGTGGCCCGTCGTGGTCGCCGGGAGGAGCAGCAGCCATGCCCCTTAGCCCAACACCGAACTATGCCCTGGAGAAGCCCCTGCCGGGCGGCGACGATGATGTCTGGGGCGAGGCATTGAACCGCAATTCGGATACGCTCGACGACATCGTGAAGGATGCCGTTGACCAGGCGGCGGCGGCTCTGGCCGCGGCGGAGACGGCGCAAGCCGACATCGATACGCATGAGGGGCGCACCGACAACCCGCACGGCGTGACGGCAGCGCAGATCGGCGTTTACACGCCGGCGCAGGTCGATGCCCGGTCCACCTATACACGCCCGCACACCGGCGCTGTCTTGCGCACATCGGCGCAGTACGCCCTCGATGGCTGGGTGAATGTCAAGGACTTCGGCGCGGTCGGTGACGGCGTGGCTGATGACACCGCGAAGATACAAGCCGCGCTCAATGCCATGACCGATGTTGGCGGCGTCCTGTATTTTCCGCCAGGGCGCTACGTCCACACCGGCCTGGTGGTGGTCGGGAAGGGGCTGACCCTGCAGGGCGCCGGGCGGGTGCAGTACCGCACCCGCACCACCGGGGCGCAACTGATCTACAACGGCAGCCCTTCGGGGAATTGGCTGACGGTCAAGGGCGAGGGCGTCATCGTCCAGGATTTCACGCTGAAGAAGGCTGATGCGCTGACGCTTACCGGCGGTTACGCCATCGATCATAACTTCGTATCAGGGGTCGATGCCGACGGGGGGCGCAACCTGTTCACGCGGCTGTCGATCTTCGACCCGTGGGGCGGCATTCGCATCACCGGCTACCCTGGAGTCGTGCAGCGAACCATCGCCGTCAACGGCTTCACCGGCCCGACAGCGTTTCACCTCGACGGCGTGACCGACAACGTCATCGGTCCTCGCCTGGAGGATTGCACCGCGGACACCACGGCGCCTTGGGCTGGAGGCGTTTCACAGGGCATCCTGGTCGAGGGTCGGGTTTTCACGGCATTCATCCATCGTTGCTACTTTTCCGACATGGACCACGGCGTCCTTGTGCGGGAGGGCGTCGGGGTCAAGCCGCAATTCATCAAGATAACCGAGACCGAAGTCGAGGGGACGCGCAAAGACGGTTTCCGCGTCGAGGCGGCGAAGATCATCTATATTCTCGACGGCTATGCGAGCATCTGCGGCGGGACGGGCCTGGGTTCCAACGGGCGGGGCATCTTCATTGCCTCGGCTGTCGAGGATTTTGTCGAGATCCGCACGATGGACGTGCGCGGCAACGGCCTGGAAGGTATTTTCATCGGCGGCACCCCGGCGCGCGGCCGGATCGTGAATTGTTCCGTTGCGTCGAACGGCGCGAACAACACCAGCAACATGGCCGGGATTTCGTTCGGTGCGGGCTGCGTCAACGGCTGGCAAGTGATCGGCGGTTTCTCCGGGGGCAATATCAATTCCGAGCCGGTCGCCGGGCCTAACCAGGATTACGGGGTTTTCCTGGCGGCTGGCGCCGACAACATCACACTGCTGAACGTCGATCTGCGCGGCAATATCATCTCGCCGGCCTTCGGCGGTGCTGGCGCTTTCCCGAATGTCCGGATGATCTCCTGTCTCGGCGCGCTCAGTGAAACGTCGGGGACCGCAGCCGCCGTCAGCCCCAGCGCCGCCGGTACCGTCACCATCGCGCACGGCCTGCATACGACACCGAACTTCGTCACGGTCGAACTGCTGGGCGACACCGTGGCCAACGGCGTCGAGGTGCAGGCGCTCGATGCGACCAACATCACGGCGCGAGTCTACGCCGAAGCAACCGGCGCCGACATCACGGCGGGCGCCTTTGACATCATGTGGCATGCCCGGACGCTGCGGGCTTGAAGGAGAGACAGCCATGGACGCTGAAGACGACGAAATGCTGGCCCTGTCGGACACCGTCGATGGCGGTGAGGCCGAGCCGAAGCCCGATCCGGCACCAGATGCGCCGGGCGACGACCTGTTGCCGGATGATGTCCCGGCCGAGGGACCGCCCCCGTGATCGGCACCCTGGTCAACCTGATCGTCATTCTGATCGTCTGCGGTCTGCTGCTGTACCTGGTGAACCTGCTGCCGCTGCCGCCGCCGTTTCCGATGATCATTCAGGTCGTGGTGGTGCTGATCTGCATCCTGGTGGTGGTCAGCTTCCTGCCGTGGGGCGGTGGTTGGCGGATCACGTCATGATGCGCGCCGCAGCCCTGGTCATGCTCGGCCTGGCGGGCTGCGGTGATCAGCCGGTCAACCCCGGCGCCAGGCCAGTGCTGCGGGCGGATTCCGGCGGCAGCGCGGTGTTGATGATAATTGCGTGCCCTCCGACGGAGGCACGCGCATTTGCCATCGGCGAGCTAATTCAGCTCATCGCGAATCACGAAGAGCTTTTGATCGCGCGCAACGGCGGATCGGTGCGGATGACCATCAACGGCTGCCCGTTCGGTCCGTTGGAACGGCCGCCGGTCCCGCCCGCGACGCGGAGGAGGTAGCCCATGGCCGACCAGACAACCCCGAACCTCGGCCTGACCCTCCCGGAGGTGGGCGCGAGCCGTTCAACTTGGGGGACGAAGATCAATCAGGATTTGCTGATCCTCGACGCGCGGGTCGGCGGCGGCATGCCGGTAGGCGCGCGCGTGGGATACTGCGGCGCGGCGATCCCGCCGGGCTGGCTGGAGTGCAACGGCGCGGCGGTGAGCCGCACGACCTACCCGGAACTGTTCGCCGCCCTCGGTACGCGCTTTGGCGCCGGGGACGGCAGCACGACCTTCAATCTGCCGAGCTACAATGGAAAAACGCCCCTCGGGCGCGGCGCATACACTGACAGCGCGGGCACCATACGGACGCACCCGGCGGGGAGCAGTGGTGGGGTGTTCCGCCGCACGCTCACCGCCAGCCACATCCCGGCGTCCGGGCTGACAGCGGCCGTCGCGGCCAAGACCGTATCCGGCACCACGGGGCAGGGCGGCGCGCACGGGCACACGCTTACGGACTCCGGGCACAAGCACGAATGGCCAGGGCTTGGCGGGAGCGTCCTTATCACCGGCGGCGCCACCGATGGCACCGTGCTCTGGGGCGGCAACACTACCACGATCCCGTACAAGGGTTTCGATCTCAGTACGGTTGGCGCCAATATCGCAATCGGTGGCGCGGCGAACCATACGCACGGATTCACCGCCACGGTATCGGCACAGAATGCGCTGGTGACGGGCGGCGGTGGCACCCCGTTCGACATACAGCCCCCCTACATGTCGGAGATCATGATCATCTTCACCGGGCGCGTTCCGGCCTCTGTCCCGACCGGCGGAGGCATCCTCTGATGACAGCCGGCCAGCGCGTCCCCCTCACCTTGCCGCCTGGCGTCATGCGCCGCTCGACGCCTTCGGAGACGCCTAACCGTTACTGGGATGCCAACCTGATGCGTTGGGTGGCGGGGACGCTGCAGCCGGTTGGCGGGTGGCAGAAAATCGTTGACGCGGTCTTCGGCGGATCGATCCCGCGCGAGATGGTCACCTGGCGCGATCTGGGCGGCAAGCGGTGGGCGGTGGTCGGCCTGGATAACGGCCAGATCTGGTCCTACTCGTTTGAGTTGGCGGTGGCGACCAAGATCAAGGCGGTGGATTTCCCGCTGCTGGAGCCGCCAGGCTCGGCGTTCGGCTACGGCATCGGCGACTATGGCGCGGAACTGTACGGCACGCCGCGCGAGGAAGCCGAGGGGGTGGTTGGCCAGGAGACGACACTCGGCGATTGGTATTCCTTCGCGTTGTGGGGCGAGGATCTGCTGTTCCTCTGCACCAACGAGGGCAGCCTGTGGCGCTGGTCGCCGACTACCGCGGCGACGCCGGCGGCCGCCGTCGCGGGTGCGCCGCTGAATTCCATTGGCGTGCTGGTGACGCCCGAGCGGCACGCGATCCTGCTCGGCTGCGAGGGCGCGCGGCGCAAGATCAAGTGGTGCAGCGCCGAGAACCTCTCCATCTGGGACCCGCTGCCGACCAACACCGCCGGCGGCTATACGCTGGAATCGGACGGCGACATTCGCACCGGCATCACGCATCGCGATGGCGTGCTGGTCCTGACCGAGCATGACGCGCATCTGCTGCGCTACGTCGGGGTGCCATACGTCTACAGCCTGGCCAAGGTCGGCGAGGCCTGCGGGCCGATCTCGGCGCGCTGTGCGGTCAGCGCCGGCCCCATCGCTGCGTGGATGGGCGAGCGGTCCTTCTATGTTTGGAACGGCCAGGTGCAGCCGCTGCCCTGCGACCTTGGCGACTTCCTGTTTTCGTCTTTCAACCCCGACGCCGCCGGGCGGATTTTCGGTGTGGCGCTGTCCGGCTTCAATGAGATGTGGTGGTTTTACAGCGACGAGCAGAACCTCGAATGCAACCGCTACATCGCCTGGAACTACGCCGAGAACTGGTGGACGCTCGGCGCGATGCGCCGCACCGCTGGCGACCGGCTGCACAGCGGTGACCCCTTCGTGCTGGCGGCGACGGATGGCCGGCTCTACGTCCATGAGCAGGGGTGGCTCGCCGATACCCTCACCCGTGCCGGCCAGGTCTATGCCGAGACAGGCGCGCTCAACATCGGCGAGGGCGACCAGATGATGTCGGTATCGGGCATCATCCCTGACATCCGCGGGCCGAAGGACGCGGTGTGCTTCACCTTCTACGCCGCCAACGAGCCGGATGACGTCGAGCGCGTCCTCGGGCCGTTCTACCCGCTCACGCCACGTTCGGACGGCCGCATCGATGTGCGCTTCGCCTGCCGCAGCCTGCGCATGCGCATCGTCGCCCATCGCGATATCGACTGGGCGGTCGGCAAGACGCGGCTTGAACTCCAGCCGAGGGGCGCGCGATGAGCAACAGCAACCAGACCCCCGGCGGTCTTTCGCAATTCAGCCCGCAGCGGAGCATCGAAGGCACGCTGCAGATGGTGTCGCGTGAGATCGCCTTCCGCGACGAAACTCGCAAGGATCGGCCGTTCCCGTATATTCACCTCCTCTCGCCGGATGGCAGCTCCTGGCGCCTGTCGATCAGCGACGCCGGGGCACTGTCCGCGATCAAGGTCCAGGGCACATGAACGATCACCTGGTGGAGAAGCTCCGGAAGGCCCTGCTGCATGCCGGGGCCACACACAGCTTCGGTGACGTGATGTGTGCCATGCAGCGCGGCACCGCGCAGGGCTGGGGGACCAGCGAGGCGGCCCTGGTCACCGAGGTCATCAGCTACCCGCAGCGCCGCGTCGGGCGGATCTGGCTGGCTGCCGGCAGCCTGGCCGAGGTGATCGACCTGGCGGAAGGGCCGGTGTCTGATTTCGCCCGCGAGGAGGGCTGTGATGCGGCCGAGATCCTCGGCCGTGAGGGCTGGGCGCGCATCCTTGAGCCTCGTGGCTGGCGCAAGGTGGCCGTGTTGCTACGGAAGGAACTGCAGGCATGAGCGGCGGCGGCGGCAAGACGACCAGCACTTCCAGCGCGGTGCAGCTTCCGGCCTGGGCCGAGGCGGCGGGGGCGGATCTGTGGGGCCAGGCCAGCGATGTCGCTGATCGGCCCTACAACCCCTATCAGGGCAGCATCGTCGCCGGCATGACGCCCGACCAGATCGCCGCGGCCGAGCGGGTGCGGGGCGTCCAGGGCGGCGCCGATGCCGCCTTCGACCAGAGCGGGGCGCTCGCCTCGGGTCTGGCCGGCAACGCCCGCATCACATCGACCGGCGACCTCAACCAGATGACCGGCGAGCTGATGTCGCCCTACACCGAGAACGTCGTGAACCGGGCGGTCGCCGATGTGGATCGCCAGGGGCAGATCCAGCAGGGCCGCCTTGGCTCGACCGCGGTGCAGGCGGGCGCCTTCGGCGGCGACCGCTTCGGGGTGGAATCCGGCGTGCTCGGCGGCGAGGTGTCGCGCGCCGCGGGCGACATCTCGGCGCAGCTCCGGGACCGCGGCTACACCCAGGCGCAAACGATGGCGATGGGGTTGGAGCAGGCCAACCAGCAGCGCGCGATGGGCGCGCTGACGCTGGCGCCGCAGCTCGCTGCCCAGAAGCAGGGCCTGGCGCTGTCCGAGGCCGGCGCCCTGGCCAATGTCGGGCAGCAATTCCAGCAGCAGAACCAGACCGAACTGTTGGACGATTACCGGCGCTTCCTGGAGGAGCAGAACTATCCCGCGGAGATGGTCGGCTTCCTCACCGGAACCTTGAACGGCATCCCGATGGGCCACAACCAGACGCAGACGCAGGGCAACAGCCGCAACCAGATGGCCGGTGTCGCCGGCGGCGCGTTGCAAGGCGCGGCGATGGGCACCGCGATTGCGCCGGGCTACGGCACCGCCATTGGCGCGGTCGGCGGCGGCATCCTGGGGGCATTCGCATGAGCGAAACCCTTGGCCTCGGCGGCGGGATGGATTTCAGCAGTCTGGTCGGCACCGGCCTCACGCCGGGGGCGATCAACGCGGCGGGCATCGAACAGGCGGCCGGGCCGGCGGTGATGGGCACGACGCAATTCGGCCCGCCTTCGTCGCTGGCCCCCGCGCCATCGACCTGGGGCATCCCCAACAGCCAGTGGCAGCAGGGCGCGCAGGCGATGGCCGCCGGCGGGCGCGGGATCGGCCAGGCGACCGCTGCGCAGGCCGCCAGCCAAGCCCGCATGCCCGGCGGCGGCGGGGCGCCACGGCAGGGCAATCCGAATCTGTTGGCGGCCTACATCCAGAGCCTGCAACAGAAGCGGGAAGCCATGCTGCCGAAAGTGCCCGGGCTATTGAGCCGCCAGTCGCCCGGCGGCGGTGGAGGAGGCTTCGGTGCCGCCTGATCCGATCACGACCGAGCCGCTGCCGTTGGCCGCCCCGGCCGGCGGTGCGCCGCCGACACCCGGAATCCTGGACCCGATCAACACCTGGCTCGGCGATGCTACGTCGCGGCTAGGGTCGGCGTTCGGGGGGCCGCAGCAAGCCGACATCGAGCAAGAGTTGGCGCTGCAACGGCAACTGATGGGTCAGCCGGCCGACCCGGCCGCTGTCGCCGCGCAAGCCCGCGCGCAGGGCATACAGGGCGGCCTCGGGGCTATCGGCAACATCGGCGCGCAGATGCTGGCGCGCAGCGGCTGGCAGCCCGGCCCGCGGCGGACCTTCGGCCAGATCCTCGGCGAGTCGGTGATCGCCGCGCAGGGCAGCGGCGCCGAGGCAAGCGCGCGGGCGGGCGCGGGCATGCAGCGCCGCATGCAGCTTGCGACCGCCCTGGCGACGCTGCAGCGGCAGCAGCAGGCTCGCGGCGTGTTCGACACCCTTCTGGCCGGGGCGGGGGACATGAGCCGGCGCGGTGCGGCCGGCGAGATCGGCATCGCCCAGATCCTACCATCGACGGCACGCGCTCCGGGATACGGGGTTGCCCCCGTGGACCCGGCGACGTTGTCCGACCCGCGCAATAACATCCTGTTCGGCGCCCGGTATTTGGCGGGCCGGGGCAGGCAAGCAGGGGTTACCGATTGGAATGATCCGGCGCAGCAGGATCGCGCCCTTGCCGCATACAACGGCGGTGGCGATCCGAACTATGTGAGGAACGTACGGCAATGGATGGCGTCCCCGGGCGGCCAGGCGCCGGCAGGGGGGCAGCCCGCGGCGCCGGCGGGGGGGCAGCCCGCGTCGGCGCCGGCGCCAGGCGCCGGCACGCCGTATGAAGGCCTGCCCGTCGTTGGAAACACCGGGCTGACGCGGGAGCAGCTTCGTATCGCGCAGGCGCGCGAAGCGCACACGCCGGGCGCAGGGCTGCAATATTGGGGGGAGCAGCAAAGCCGCAATCTGGCCGAGGCCCGGCAGCGCCGCGAGAATACCCAGCGCGAACAGGAGCAGACACAGACCCGTGCCACGGCCGAGGAGCAGCGCCGTTTCACTGGTGAAAGCAGCCTGCGCGGCGAGCTGGCGCAGAGCCGGCCGGTGCAGACTTACGACACCCTGGCGAACGTCTATCAGCGCATGCGCCTGGCGACGGCGGTGCCGGGCAGCGTTTCGGACTACGCCCTCGTCATCGACTTTATGAAGTCGGGCGATCCCGGCACTGGCGTGATGACATCCGAGCAGCAATCCGCGGCGGCGATGACCGGCCTGCCCGATTGGCTGATCGGCGAGATCCGCACGGCGGCGTCGGGCGGCGAACAGGGGCGACTGTCCGACCGCGGGCGCACCGAAATGCAGCGCATCGTTGAGCAGCGCATGGTGTCGGCGTGGGATAACGCCCGGCCGCATATCGACCGGGCAGAGAGGAACGCGAGGGACAACCGCCTGCGGCCGGATCAGGTCACCTCGGCCTACCTCGACCCCGACGCCCTGCGCGCCCAGACGCAGCGGCGTATCGATGAGCAGCGGCAGCGGATGAACCCGACGCCAGCCCCGGGGGCTGCTGCGCCCGTCGCGCCGGCGCCAGCAACGGCTACGCCGGCGCCTGCCGCGGCAGCGCCGACGCCAACCGCTGCAGTGACGCCGGTGCGGCCGGCCAACACCCCGGCGGAGCGCGAGCAACTGCTCGGTGAGATTCGGGCGATGCAGCCAGACCAAAGGGCGCGGGCCGTGCGGCAGATCAACCTCCGCACCGCGCATCGCATTCGTCTCGACGAGGTGCAGTGACATGGCCGGGCCGACACTGTTTGAACAACTCACCGCGCCCCCGGTGCAGGAAGTCCCCCCGGCCGCGCCGCCGCCTCCGGACCCCCGGCGAGACGCCCGGGCGGACCAGGCGGTCATGCCGGGCTGGCTGGCTGCGCCCCTCGCTGGCGCGACGTTCGGCTGGTCGGATGAGCTTGTCGCCGGTGTCCGCAGCGGCCTCGGCGGCACCCCTTATCGTGAGGGCCTGGCGCAGGAGCGCGCCAACCGGGAGCGGTTCGCCGAGCAGAACCCCAAGCTGGCAGTCGGACTGGAGATCGCCGGTGCGCTGCCAACCGCGTTGATCCCCTTCGCTGGTTGGGGAGGTGCTGCCGCGAGGGTCGCTGGTACCGGCGGGCGGATCGCCCGTGGCGCCCGGTTGGGGGCGGCGACAGGCGCCGTGGGTGGCGCGATCCAGGGCGCGGGAGAATCCCAGCGCAGCGGCCTGGAAATGGGCATCGACGCAGCCGCCGGTGCGGGGGTTGGCGGGCTTCTCGGCGGCGGCGCGGGGGCGGTGCTGGGGCGTCTGGCGAGTCCCGTGCCGGCCCCGGTGCCGGGCACGCTGGCCCGCGATGTCGCTGGCGATCCGGCTTTGCAGCAGCGCGCCGCCGTGACCATCGCGGACGAGGCGGAACGTATTGCGCAGCGCGGCACCCCCGGCCCGGGCCTGCCCGAACTACCCAATTCGGGGCGCATGATGGGTGAAGTGCTGGAGGGGCCGGGCGAACAGCGGATGATCGCCGCCGCGAACGCCGCGACACCTGGCGCCGCTATCGTCCGCGAGGCCGTCGAGACGCGGGCGCGGGGCGGGCCGAACCGGGTTTGGACCGCGCTACAGGAAACCTTCGGTGACGGCGAAGACGCCTTCCTTGTCCGGCAGGCGTCACGCGACCGTCAGCGCGCTTCGGCTACGCCGCTTTATGATGAAGCCTGGAACCTGGCGCGCCAGCCCGGCGGGACCGACCTGGACGTGCTGCGCCGGGTGCCACAGGAGGCTTTCGGTGACGCCCGGCGCCTGACGCAGGCGCGGGGGGAGCCTTGGGCCTGGCGCCCACGCTTTGAGGATGGCGCGATCACCGACCTGGCCGACGCATCGGCGCGGGATCTGCACTATGTCCGGCGCGGGTTGGCGACGCAGATCGATTCCAGGATCAATGGGAACAACGGCCGGGTGGATGACCTGACGCGGAACTGGATACAGGTTCGCGAGGCGCTGGATGATCGCCTGCACGATCTGACGCGGCGGCAGGACGGCAGCTCCCCGTACACCGAAGCGCGGCGGGCGTGGGCGTCGGAATCGGCCGAGCAGGCGGCGCTTGATCGTGGGCTGGAGTTGTTCCGCCCTGGCCGCACGAGGGCCGAATGGGAATCCATGATCAGCCGCATGTCGGTGAACGAGCGTGACCGCTTCGTGCAGGGCGCGATGCAGTCGCTGCAGGACCGGCTGGAGCGCGCCGACCCGGATAGCCTGACCAGCTCCGCCAACCGGGTCTTTCGCTCGACCTTCGACCGAGACCGGGTTCGCCTGGTCGGTGAGGCGCTGGGGTTGCCGCCGAGCGAGGCGACCCGTCGTGTGGACAATCTGGAGCACTTCCTGCTGCGTGAGCGGGAGCAGGCGGCCCGAAGCCAGCGCATCGTCGGCAACAGCCAGACCGCGGGGCGGCAGGAAGCTATCGCCGCCGAGGATCTTTCCTCGCGGACAACGCCGCTCAACATCAATCCGCTGCGCTGGGCGCGTCAGCGCGGGCAGGATGCTTACGAGGCCGTGTCCGCATCCGGCCGGGATGAACGCGGGCGCAACCTCGCGACTCTCGTCACGGAAACCGACCCGGCACGGCAGCGGGAAATGTTGTCGGCGCTGATCCGAGAGGGGCAGGCGATGCGCAACCCCCGCGCCGGTTTCGCCGGCGGCGTGATCGGTGGCGCCGCCGCTCCGGTCAACCAGGCGATCCCGGGGATGCTCAACTACGCCGGGTCGCAACTGCCGCCCGGGGCCGTGCCGGGGCCGTTGTGGAACCCCGAGCCACCGCCCGCCAGGCGCTGAAAACCGGATTGATTTGTCAGACCGTTACCCCGGACCCCCTGGACCATATGGATATCCACAGGGTCCGGTGGACAGGTTTGCTGGACTATCAAGACCTTATGGACATGCCAGACACCCGGAGCGCGTCTTCCTGACAGATCAATCGACACTCTGAACCCTAGGTTTTCTGCGGGTTTCAGCGAGGTCTTGGGGAACAGGGGGCGAACCGTTACCCGGATTTTACCCCGGGTTACCCCGTTACCCCGATGACCCCGATGACCCCGTGCGGGGCATCCCGCGACCGTCGAGGAAGATCGACCGCGGCGGCCCCTCATGCTCGGGCGACCAGACGGCCCAGATGTTGGAGAAGCGGCCGGTTACCGTGGTGCCCGGCACCCAGGTCGGCCGCCAATTGCAGTGGACCAGCAGGGCCGCCCGGTTCAGCACCGCCGACCGCTCACCGCCGGCGATGTGGTCGTTCCGCAGCAGCATGATCGAACCCGCGATGTCGCCTCCGTCCATCAGATCGACGCCGCGGCGCAGGAAGGCATCCAAGGCGTTGTAGGGCGGGTTCGTGATCACCCAGGCGCCGAAGGCCTCCCGCGGCATGGGCGGTTTCAGGAAGTCCCGCTCGGCGATGCCTGG